CCCAAGAGCAGTGCCGGAAGAAAGTGTCCCCAGCACAGGAGTAGTGTCCAAAGTGACGTTAGAGCCAGATACTGCCACTGACGACGGTACGCGCGTTGAGATTGATCCCGCTCCATCAACAGTTAGTGAAATTGAGGATTTAATAGCGTGCGTAATGTCTGCCGAAGCAGGACTTACTGCAAGAAACGTTAGGCACGATACAAAGAGAAAACGCCTCATTTTGGTTTGGAGGTAGAAGACTGTTCCTTAAGTGTAGGGTCTTCTTTCTTCTTTCTATTTTGGCCAACAGCTAGACCAAAGGACGCTGCCGTACCAGAAAGAATCGAGGCTGGGTAGGTCGGATCAAGCGACTGCTTAAAAACGCCAAGGTAGTTTGCCGTCAGTATTGCCATTGCCCAAGCAAGCAAGACAACTTTGATTACATCGCCTAGGCGTGAGTTGTCATGTTCTTGTTCTTGTTTGCCCTGTTCTTCTGCCATGATGAGTTCAAGCTAGAGGTCGAATGGTGGTTGAAATCTGGGCTGCTGTGGCTGGTGCGTCAATAGGCGTTGCCGCTTCTGGCATCAAAGGCGCCAATCGTGAAAATCAGCATGGAAGGGATTCGTTGGTGCGTTTGACCTCAGCTGTCGATAATTTAGCGTCCAGAATGGATGTGCTCCACGCTGATCTGAGGGTTAGGGATCAGGAGCTATTCGCTCGGATCTCAGACCTAGAGCAGAATGTTGCAAGGCTTGAGGGTCATCAAAACCGCGTTTAGACTTTCGGCACACACAGTGCTGTCATGGTTTTACTTCTAAAGCCAATCCTGTTTAGCTTCATCAAATCAAAGGCCGTAAAACAGCTGCTACTTGACTGCTTGATCAAGATCAGCGAGCAGACAGACAACCAGCTAGACGATGTGGCTTGCAAGTATGTGCAAGATCTACTCTTCCCTGGAGGACGTGTTGAGAAGTAAATGTGGGTTTGGGTCGTAATTGTTGTGGGCTTATCACTCCTTCCGTTTTTCCAGTTCTTCAAAAAAGGTGATCCCCATCAGCTAGCTGCGATTGCAGAGCTAGAAAAATCCATTGACCAAGATTTATTAGACGACGAGGCTGAATGGTTTGAGATGTGGAAGGCTAGTGGCATCCATCAAGAGGTTTACGGCGTCCCGTATTACAACCAAATGGATAGCCTTACCGGCTATGGCTATAGAGAGTGTTTTGATGCAGCGGCTGCAATGGTTGTGGCGTTCCACCATGGCGTAAGAAGCCAAGACGCTTATCGACATGTACGCCGAAAATTTGGTGACACAACCGAAGTTCATGCCCAAGTGTCTGCGTTGAGATCACTCGGCCTTGACGCTGAGTTCCGCAAAAACACAAGAGTAGAGGATATTGAAATTGAAATTGATGCTGGCAGACCGTTAATGGTTGGCTGGTTGCATAAAGGTGATTTCTCAAAAGGAAAGCCAGCAGTATGCGACAGCGAAGGCTGTGGTCATTGGAGCGTAATCATGGGATACGACAAGGACGACTTCATTGCCATGGATCCCATGGGCAAGCCAGACATGGATCATGGCGGCCATGACACCACAAAATCTGGTGAGTTGATCAGGATGTCGCGTCCTGCCTTCTATCAACGTTGGTCTATAGAGGGTGAAGCAAGCGGCTGGGCTGTATTTGTGGATCGATGAACTGGGGTTATATCAGTGCTTTTTGGACAACAGTTGTTATGAACTGTGTTCAACCCGTGAATTGGCAGGCTTGTTTACCAGTGCAAGACTGGTTATTTCCGGCTATAGGTGATTACATACGGTTCAAAACGGAGCAACCTTATGCTTCCGAAAAACGACTCTTACGATCCATCAATGGAATGGATGGTAGTCAAACCAAGCCTTGAAGAAGAGCTAACCCTTGAGCGCAGCATTAGAGAAATTGAAGATTGCGACAACATTGATGTGTTGTCACGTCTTTGTGTTGCTATGGCACGTCAGCAGTGGCATAGTACAAAATTGCTTAAACAGGCTGTGGGCCATATTGCCTTGCTTGATGCCGTACTTTCTGGAGGCAAGCAAAAACTTTAAAAGGCTTTCTCAACGCAAAAAAATTTTTGAGCAGACAAATCAGAATGAAATGCCCAAAGTGTGGATCATACAGAGTCCACGTCGTGACGACTAAAAAAACTGTTGACGGCCCTTACGAAACAGTGCGTCGTCGTCATTGCAACAGTTGTGATTTTCGCTGGTACACCGCGCAAAAGCCAGAGGTAAACATTGGCCCATACTTGCACTGGATTGGAGATCAAGTAAAAGTGCCTGAACCAGAATCATCAAGCATGGGGACTTACACAGATTAAATCTGACGCCCCAGACCTCAAAAAGGTATATCTCCGCTTTCTTCTAAGTCGTCAATGGTGGCAAATGCCTTGCGCCTCTCAGTTTGTTGAGTTTGATCTTTTGGCGGCATAGGAGCCCAGCTGCCGGCCTGGTCCCACATGCTCATCCAGCAGGTAATACCTGGAACCTCAACGTAGTCAGATTGGCTTTTGTACTGGCGAACTGTTGTACCTTCTTTTTCGGCATTGTTTGCCATATCAATTAGATACTGCGCTGCAGCACGTGCATCAACCAAACTAAATTGCATCGGAATTTTGTGAGTCGGATCGGTTTCTTTTTCTGCCTTGCTGTTTTCAACAATGCGAAATTTTGCTTTGAATAAAGGGGTTGCCATTTTTAGGTGTTGTAGAAAAATTTAGTAAGGATTGTGTTGATCGCTTTTGAGGCCGTAACCTTTCGATCATTCATGTAATGACGAAGCTTGTCTGAAAGCTCGTCAGGCAGACGAGTTGTGAAAACATCTCGGTTTCTGTCGGTGTGGGAATCAGTCAATTTGCTTTAGGTAAAGGTCAAATCCAACCATCCGCGAGAGAACCTCAGCGGCATCTTCGGCTTCTTTCTGGTCAAAGAAAACCTGCGCACATTGTATGTCATGCGTCCAGATGCCTAAATTCTTTTTTGAGATCTCTATTGTCGGAGACATCAAGTAGTTCTGTTGAAATGGGTTGCAAAGAACGAGCCGTTTGCGGATGACAGCTGAGGATCTGTAAAGCGATCTTAACTGTATGCGCCATGAGAGTTTGTTCCTTCCAGCGTGCGTAGTGTGCTTCAAAATACAAATGTGAAAAGTCTTTGTCGGCAACTGCGCGTAGGTGTTCTACAGCACATCTAATGTTTTCACTTGGAGTTAGCTTTGATGAATTGCTGGATGAAGAGTGCATGGTCTTTGAGTGTAATTTGGTTGGCAACGGTGGCTCCACTAATTTTAAATTGTTTTTTGAAGGCGTTGATAACAGCTTGAGCTTGTTCGTTCGGCAGCTTTTTAATGCTATCGATAACTTTGTCTCGCTCTGACGGTTCACCGTTTGGCCCTTTACTGGTTTCTAGCGGCTGGGTTTTAATAGGTGGGTCCGAGATGACTTTTTCAGACTTTGTGGTTTTGGGTGCAGGGTCAACCGGTTCTTGGTAATCTTCTAAGTCTGCCTCAACATCTGCGGATAAGCCAAGAATTGAAAGCAGTGTGTAACGACGAAAATAAGTGATTGCTCCACCAAGAGCAAACATCGCGTTGCTGTTGCGATTTGTAATTAATGGCAACCGGGACACAATCGACTCGCCACTAACATGCATTAGTGTTGTCACGAGAATAGTTGTGCCTTCTGGCCCTGGCTCAAAGGTTTGCGATTGAATCAAGTTGTGTTTTGCAAGAGCAGGTAAAACCGTCGAAAGAACAGTTGGCAAATCGGCAAACTGACCATAATTACTTTTAGCGCCTTGCTGAATGATGCCAACATCTGCGTAAAACCCGCAAAGTGATTTTGCTAGTTCGTTTGCCATGAATAAAAAAAGCGAATGAATAAATGTGTGCCGGGAGTAAATCCGGGACCCCTCCCGCCTTGCTTTTCCTGCAGAGTTTTGCAGGTGTTGTATGGCTTACAGCCTGTGGGGACAGGCATCAGGTTTCCCGGCAGCCATCAGTCCCAGGTGTTGTGGTACTGAGGGCGCCCATTCCAGATTGAGAAGGACTTAATACTGTCAGAAATGTACTGACATCCATCACAACTGTGCTGAATGCGCTTGCGAAAAACCAGGTTGTCGGCTGCTTTGGACTCAAGGCTTGGCTCGGCAGTCCCGTCGCCTCTGCCATCATCATTTTTAACAATGCGTCCAATCGGGCGAAGCCATACGCTTGATTTGGTCATTCGATCGATGAGATAAAACTCAATAATGGTCATGTCGTAACCAAAGCTTGAATAAACGATCTGGTTAGTCTCAAACTGTCTGGTCTGAAGGGTTAACTGGTCTGCTGTAATAGTCATTTGTTTGTAGAGAATTTTTTAAAAAGAGTTTTTAGGCTTCGTATATTGTTTCGGCCTTGGGGCTGATGACCAGGATCAGGCCAGAGTTGTAGGCGTCTTCAAGCCGTTTAATTTTGTCTTCGTCGCTGTACAGCAGGTCATCCCAGACCACCTCATTGGTAGAAGGGTTTTTTGCCTCGCAGTAATGAGCTTTGACGGGTTCGGGCTTGCGAATGTAGTCCTCGGTCCATTCGAGCCATTCATTAAGAGCCAGAGATGTGTTGTGAAAATCCATTGTGGGGTTGTCGATAGAACTATGGTATACCAGATCAGCTGATTTGTATACCATTAAAGCTTGGGTAGCTTTGGCTCTGGCTTGTTCCAAGTAAGTGGCTTTGGCTGCGGCTGCTCTCCTGGTAAAACTGGGCGCTGTTTGTGGATAACGCTGATCATGATGAAGGGTTTTTGGATTTGGCACCCTTGCCGTGAGCTACTGGTCACGACTGAGGAGGTAAAGCCAGGCGCCTGCTCTTGTCTCAGGGCCGAGAATCCGGGCCATGCATCCGGCTTATGGCATGAATATGGTATACCAAAACAGTGCGCTTGTATACCTATTTTTTGGCTTTATCAGATTGCTCTTTTTTAAAGCGTTTTTCTGCCTCGTCTCTAGCGGCAATCAAGCTAGAGCAATGCTGCGATGCACTTTCTTTTGCCTTCATATAGTTGCTCTGCGCCAAAACAACTTGTGAACACTGATCAACGATTTGGTCTCTCAGTAAATCGAGGGTAGAACTTACAACTGAATACCAACTTTCTGAGTCGCTGCCTGTAAGAATCTTTAGTTCTTTGTCGCGCGTATCGCCGTCTTCGATCTCTTCGTGATTACAAAGCTTTTCAATTAGTAAATCGGTTGCCAGTAGCAAACCGTTTACTCTGCGAGCTTCGCGCATAATTTCATAACCAAGCCCCCTGGCCTCGTCATGAACTTTTTTGTGTCGAGTAACTATCAACTGATAGTTTTTATCTGTATCGAGAAACTTGGCAAATTCATTCATTAGTCAGAGATGGCAAATGGAAATAGAAGCGCCAGCGGTACTGTCCCATTGGCGCTTTGCAATGAGATATACCACCTGAGCATCATCGTCGAACAGCACGCCTGTTAAAGCATCAAGCGTGCTGCGGCAAAGCTTGTCAATGTCACCTTTGTTTCGGCCAATAGGAAACTGCGTCCAGCTACTGCTGGGTTTACCTTTGGAAGTAAAGTGACTTTTTGGTTGTAAAAACTTAAAAGTAATGTCAACCGCAACAGCCTTTTTGGTGTCCCAGTCAGGCCCTACAGCTTTTGCGGCAGCATACTTCACATCTACACGCCACGGTTTAACAAACTGGCTAGCCTCTGCACCGAACTGATTTTTGCTGCCCTGAGGAGCTGGGCGCCCAATAACGTCAAACTTAACTTGCATCTGATACATTCGTGAATCTGAAGGATGTGGTCGTGTTGAGTTCGGCAAAACCTAAAAGTTGTGCCTCTTCCTGTATTTTTTTGACTTGGTACATGGTGTTTTTGTTGTATGACCATCGACGAGTCTGTACGGACTTGACGCGAATCGAACCAAGCAAAAAAGCGCTGTCCTCTGTTTTGTAATCTTCAACCTTGCCCATGCAAACAAAACGGTTGAAATGATCAAGCTTCATATCAAGCTGATCTTGTAAATCGCGCATCTTGGCTTTAATTTCCATAATCTCTTTGGCCAGGTTTTGAACTGCTTGCATTAGTTGATCCAGATAGGTTTGCGATGTGGCGCTTTGCGCCACGTAAAAACAGATGGTTTGTTGTTGACCTTGTATTGCATGTATTGCCTGTAGGCAGCGACTGGATCACCAGGGACTTTTAACTCGTTTGGCATTGCCTGGTATGGCTCTGTAAAACCAGCCTCACGGAGCCAAAACAGCTCACGATGAAATTCTCCTAGCTGCTTGTAAGCAATGTGTACACGCTTATAGCGCCGAAAATACTCGTGACACAGGCTGTACCCGTGGCGTAAAAGCCAGTTAGCGTTTGATCGTGAATCACCTGCCCAAACAGTACAAGGGTGATGTTTGTAGCCACCTCTGTGCAATTTACCAGCCTTTGTAAGAACCTGATGTTCAATGTCGTGTCGGTTCAAAGCCGAAACAAGCATCTGAACTGTTTCGACTGGCATCTTTACAACGTGTCTGTCGCACAAGGTGCGGGCAGATACCCAAGGATTTGTGTCGGTATAAAAAATGTTCATTGGTGGTTTTCTGAAAACCAATCAGCAAACATGTCTTCAGCCGCGCCGAGGCGTTTTTCAATAAATTTGTTGAGCTCTTCGTCGGTAAGGGGTTCGTCGGTGCAGTACTCGTGTGCGGCTATGTAGTGAGCCTCGAGCGCTTTACGTAGATGATCTTGAGCATTCATGATTTGAGTGGAGTGGGGTTGTCGATGTAGATATGGTATACCAAAGCACTGAACCTGTATACCACCGAAGGATCAGGCCATGCCCATGCGGACCTTGATGAGTTTGCCGATGCGGTTGCGGACCTTGGCAACCTTACCTTTGGCGATTGAACAAGCGTTCCAATCGCCACATGCAATGCTGTGTGCGTATTCGGTTTCGAGGTGGTCGAGAAGAGCCTTAAGGTCAGAGATTTGTTGATCGGTGGCCATTTGAAAATGCCTTGGGGTTGTTGACATAACTATGGTATACCAAAACCAGTAACTTGTATACCACCTACCACCGAGGCTTATCTCTGTTAACAGTTCTTTTTTGTTCTACTCGCCACGTTCCGCATTTATGAAGCCAAAAAGACCATGTTTCTGTATTCCATTTCAAGCCAGGTGAAGCAAAACTACCGAACTGGTCTTTGAACTCTTTTTGGCATTGATTGCAGTAAACCGGATCATCATGGCGTAGCTGCCTAATCCGTTCAGCGATGTAGTCAATCGACCTTTGGTCCAGCATCAAAACGGCTCCTTAACTTCAAGATGTACTGAATACCTGCCCCAAGCCTCTTCCCAGGCATTAGTACATTCATCAGGCTCTGAGCTGATTACTTTTGCTGCTCCTGGACCCGACACTAATGTCACACACTTATCGATCCAAAGTTTTGGGTGGTGATAGTTCAGCATGTTTAGATAGCCCCCAAGTTGTGCTGTAGCAGCTTTACGCGATTCAACAGCCTTTGCTGATCCGACAGTTTTTAAATCACCAAGAATCATTTTGCCTTTGTACTCAATCAAAAAGTCAAAGGATCCACCAAGCGATATGCGTGGATCGCAGAGACGGTATTCGACGGCAATCGGCTTTGTGTCTTGGACCAACCAGTTGTCGAGCAATGGATTAATCCATTCCTCGTATTGATCGGGATTCACCTGTGCTTCGCCTAATAAATGGTGCTCAAGAGCTGCATGAACGGTGAGTCCTCTTCGAGCCCACCCTTTTTCTCCATCACGCGTTGCGTTGATTCGCGCCTGAACAAATGGGCTCATGTCAAAAGACAAAACACCAGTAACGCTGTGCAACAGCCAGGTGTCATGAAGAGAATACCGATGGATGTCTTCAAAGAACTTAAGGCCTTCAATCTCGTCAAGCATTAGCAAATTTGTTTACCGAATGACAATATCATGGTAAGTTTTAAACGAAATCCCATCTCGTGAAAAACTTTGCCAAGCTTTGAAAAGGGTCAACCGCTAGTAGTAAGGGTGGTTTTACCCTCTTCTGTCGGTGATTTACTAATTGAAACAAAACCGGAAACCCTTGCTATGCCTCACTTTGTGGCGTACCTGGTCGAGGCTGCCATAACCCAGGGGGTTTACATCGGCGCTCAAAGCCAAATAATGGGAGAACAAGCCGCCCGCCAGGGCTCTTTAAATACTAATACTAATAAAACTAAAAAAAGTAACTTAATAAATAAAGACTTAGAAAGGCATGCGGAACTTATCAAAGAGTTCTGGAAGCTCAAAAAAGGCAGCAGAGGACCAACCGCTTGGACTTTGCTTATGAATGAGCTGCTGAAGCTTTTGAAACGGCATGGGCACGAGGTTGTTGACCAACAGCTACAACTAGCAATCAACGGCAAATGGGCCAGCGTTTCCTGTACCCGCTACGAGCAGTTCAAACCGTCCGCGAAGGGTGATCCACCACACGATCAGTCAAAGCACCCTGCAGGGCGCGTATTTACCGCTAGGCACGGATTTAAAGATGAACCCGGCAACCCGGCTTTAAAAGGTCTCGTCTGATGAGCCAAACAGCGATCTGCCTGAAAACCAAAAATGTTTATCGAATTGAAGACTTACTACAACAACTTCCTGAAGACGAGTTGATTAAAAAGTTCAGCGGCAAAAAGTTTGGTTGCGTGCAGTGCATAAAAGAACGAGATAAAGAAAAAACAGGAGTGTCTCGTCCGATTGAAGTCATACTGCAAGAACTTGACACTAGTCAAATACCAGCAGAAAAACATTTTCGCCGTTCCTCTTCTTTTAGCAGAAGCGATCAATACATTTTCTCACAGTGTTGCTTTTCCCATGTGCCGGGTAAAGCTCAAAACACAAAATGTGCCAGCACTGAATCACGCCATGACGAATACTGTACTGAGCTTGCAAAAGGCAAACGCAACCTTATACCTGCTTTAAATCTAAATACGCCAAATCTTTTTTCAACAGTGATGGCGCGTTATATTAAGGATCCAAATTTTCGCGAGCCAGACATTGCTTTTCTTGCGGCAAAATCCCCAGAAATAAAAAAACAAGTAGAAAAAAAAATCCAGTTAGGCCAGCATAGAATTCTTGACTTTGACGGCTATAAAGGCCATTTGGCAGTTGAGGTACAGCTCTCGCCAATTAAATTAGAAGAATTCAAGCAACGAACAAAAGACCACTTACAACGATTTGACAACGTTGTTTGGATCTTTCACAAAAGTTTTCTTGGTAACGTAATGGCTGTTCGCGCTTATCTTGAAGAAAAGCAAATAGACGCGCACGTTATTGTTGACACAGGCAGCGGGTTTTTTAATATTGAAGTGCAACCGTACGTCAAACGTGGCAAACAAAAACCACAGAAAAAACGCGATTTTTGTCCTCAAGCACTCAAACGAAAATGCAGAAAACTAAGACATACTCAGCCAGAACAAGAAGCGGTTTACAAGTGGGCGGTTGAACATTTAAAAAAAGGGTATACAATGGAGCAGTTGTTTAATCCGCGTTATTGGAAAAATGCAGAAGGCTTTTGATGTTGGATCTATAAGAAAAACATTGCATCATGGCATCAAACAAGGCTATTGGAGCCTAGAAGATTTGGACGCCATGCCAGACAGCTGGAAATTGAATACATTGGTGGACCCTGACGTTTTCCCTAAAGGCTACATTGGTATCAAGCATCAAAATCTTTTGAAAGACTATCACCCAGAAAAACCTCTTGCTGAGCCAGACCCTCGCGACTTTACTGCCAGCCCTGTCAAATTAAAAGACATCACTGATGAGCCTTTCTAGTAAAACCGACACAAAAAAACCGATCAAGTGCTATTTTTCTGCAGCAGAAAGAAGCGAAATTGAAACTTTTGCTGCTGCAGAAAACAAGGCAATTAGTTGCTGGATCCGTGATACAGTTTTGCACAAAAAAATAAAAAAAGGCAGGACTGTTTTTACTAGTGCAGTCGAGGCCGCTTCTCGCAAATACAGCGGCATCCCAAGAATCCACATGGAGGCCATTGTTTCTTCTGTTATCGTTTCAATCCATGACTCAACACAATCAGAAAACTAACGACTTGCTTTTGTTTGAGCTAGTTGATTTGCTAGAAAACCTGGCAATATCAAAGTACGAGCAAAAAAATCAAGATGACTTTGATGATTTTATGAATCCAAAACCAAACACAACTTGCATTGTTGACTCATCTGCTAACCTCTGAAAAAAACACATGCCTGAAGTAGCAATCGAAGCCCGCGAAATGGACATTGATTCGATTTCGATGTATTCAAAAAACTCAAAAAAGCATCCTGAAAGTCAGATTAAGAATTTAGTCGCAGCGATACAGCGTTTTGGTTTTACACAGCCAATTGTTATTAATGACAACAACACGATATTAGCCGGGCACGGTAGATTTGAAGCCGCGCGCAGACTTGGGTTAAAAACTGTTCCTGTTCGTATCGTGGCTGGATTGACAGCCGCAGAGCAAAAAGCTTACGTCATTGCCGACAACAAAATTGCCGAGCAATCACTTTGGGATTACGAAAACCTAGCAAGCGAAATTAGTTCGATTAGTGAATTGGATTTAGGCCAAGACCTTAATTTTTTGCTGGACTACAACACTTTTGTAACCACAAAAATTGAACAGGTACCAGTTGGTGACCTAAAGCCACATCCTGAAAACTACAAAACACATCCAGAGTCACAGCTTGAGCACCTAAAAAAATCAATTCAAGAGCACGGCATTTATCGCAACATCATTATTGCCACAGATGGCACGATTCTTGCTGGGCATGGTGTTGTCGATGCAGCAAAATCTCTTGGTCTTGCCTCTGTCCCTTGCTTGCGTACTAATCTTGAGGCAAATGACGTAAAAGCACTCAAGCTTTTAACTGCTGACAATGAAATTTCGCACATTGGCGATGCGAACGCTCGCGAGTTAACAGACGTACTAAAAAAAATCCTGGTGGACGACGACTTGTTAGGAACAGGTTACGACCAGCAAAAGCTTGAAGCACTGCTGATGGTTTCTAGGTCAAAAGACGAAATTACTAACCTTGATGACGAAGAATATGAAGACCTAGACTTTAAGCCTCTTCACGATTCTATTAAGGTTATCGTTAGCTTTGAAAACGAAAAAGATCGAGCAGACTTTTTCAAAACTCTCGGCGTAAACCACACAGATAAAACAAAAAGCATCTGGTGGCCAATCAAAGAGAGAAAATCAACTCAAAACCTTGCTTACATGCTCGACAATGACTGACCCATTTTTTGACATCCGCAACAAATCAGCTTTACTTGAATGCCCGCCGGATCAAGACCAGAAAGTTTGGCAGCGTTACATAGCAAAACAGGTCATTGCTGAGCGCTACCAAGTAGCTGGTGTCTCACCCGTACAAATCGATATTGAAATAAACGGGTCTTGCAACATGGCCTGCCCGTTCTGCATACATGGCACTGGTGAAGCTAGGACTACTGCTAAACTCACGTGGGATCAGTACGCGGCAATCATTGATGAAGCTGCCAAAATCGGGACAGCAAGCCTAAAGCTTAACTACATAAATGAACCGCTGCTTGTAAGATGGCTTGACAAAGCAATAAAATACGCAAAAAAGGCAGGCATCTTAAACATTTATTTTACAACTAATGGCAGCCTGCTTAATGCCAAGCGCAGAACTGAACTGCTTGACTCTGGGCTTACCAAAATATTTGTTTCGATTGATGCAGCAACCGCAGAAACTTACAATAAACAACGGCGCAATGGTGCATTTGATGAAGTCGTGTCTAACGTTAAGGCTTTGATTGCCGAACGAAATAAACGTGGTATAGCATACCCGTTAGTACGCGTTTCCTTCTTAAAAAATAAATCTAACATACATGAAGCAGATTTATTTGCTGAGCAATGGACTGATGTAGCCGATGTTATAACTTTTCAAACTATGAACGAAGTGCCAGGTAAAGACACAGGGCTTACTATTAAAAGGCAAGAAAAACCACAGTCATGCAGTTTCCCTTTTAAGCAATTAGTTATTGATTCGGAGGGCGACATCCTCCCATGCTGCAAACTTTATGGTAAATTTTTGGCGTTAGGAAATATTAAAAGCATGTCATTATTTGAAGCATGGAACTCTCAGGCTATGCAAGACCTAAGAAAAGCACATGCGACAGACACATGGGAGTCAATTTCTACTTGCAAAACATGCCTTTACGGTGATGCAGCCTAAGTACCCTTTGTATGTCATATCAAAAGGAAGGCCAGACTGTTGCTTGTCTGCAATTAACCTTTTAAAACACAAAGTAAATTTTAAATTAGTAGTCGAGCCTCAAGACCTTGATGCCTATCGCAACTGTATGCCAGATGCTGACTATTTAGTAACACCGTTTAGCAACCTAGGGCAACGCAGCATTCCGGTACGAAACTACATTTGGAATCACAGCAACAATTTAAACTCAAAACGGCACTGGTGTATTGACGACAACATACGTGTCTGGCGCAAGTTTGACGGAGAAAGTAGAATACAAATCCACCCTGGTATAGGGCTGCGTTTAATTGAAAATCATTGCGACCGATGGCTAAACGTTGGCATTTATGGCCCTTATTATACTTTTTTTGCGATCCCTCGCAGCGTAAAAATTCCGTACCGAAAAAACATCCATGTCTACTCATGCATGTGCATTAAAAACGACTTGCCCTTTAGGTGGCGCGGCCCATGGAACGAAGATGTTGACTTATGTTTGCAATCTCTTGCCAACAAACATTGCACGATTGGCACTTATTTTATAACATCGGACAAAATGGCTACCATGACAATGAAAGGCGGAAACAGTGACGACTACCAAAACCTTGACTCTAGAGCTTATGGCTCAAGAACACTACAACAAAGATGGCCTGGAATCGTAGAACTTAAAAACAAATACGGTCGGCCACATTTTCATATAAAAGACAACTGGCGCATGTTTAAAGACATTCCTCTTGTCAAAGATCCAGACTATGAGCCAGAATCACTTAAGCTCAAGCAAGTTTCCGTCAGCTAAAGATGGGTAAACGGGTCACATTAAAAGAAAAAGAGTGGCGAATCGCACGTATGGCCGCTTTAAAAGCCCGTAACGTGCCTAATTCTGAATGTGTGGTTTATGCCGCACGGGAGTGGGGGTTAGACCGACGGCAGGCTTATAAGTACATAGAGTGGGCAAACGAAGTCACAGCAAAGGATTGGGACATAGATCGACGTCAGTTCACAGCCGACTTGATGGCACAGCTTGCGACACTTGCTCAAGAGTCAAGAAAAGCCAGCCAATACAGCGCAGCATTGGGGTGCATCAATACAATGGCAAAAATGGCAAAAATAGTAAAATGACACTTAAGCTAAGGTCAGTCAATGATGGGCAAGGATATGAAGTCTGCCTAACCGAAGATGGAATCACGCAATGTACGTTTGTTTCGTCTATGCACCTAGTAGACGAAAAAGAACAACAGTTGCGTAAAGCAATAAAACGAAATGCGTTTAACAGCTTTATAGAAAATAAAGCAGATAAGCAATGAGCATACTTGCCGCCATTCCTTCAGGCTCGATTACTCTTGAAGATGAAGGTAGCGATTGTTTTCGTCAAGAAGACTTTGCACAATTGGTTAACGTACTCGAAAACAAACTAACGGAACCTCAGCGTCAAGTTTACGAAGCACAAGAGCGATTTAAGTTGTTGTGTAGTGGTAGACGATTTGGAAAAACGTACTTGTGTATAACCCGTCTTCTTAATTGGGCTCTAGAAAAGCCTGAAAGCTTGAACTGGTACGTCACTGCTAACTACCGTATGGCAAAACAAATTGCGTGGCGGCAGCTCAAAGATATGGCCCCACGAGATTTAGTGGTAAAGCAAAACGAATCGGACCTTAGCCTTGAATTTATTAACGGAGCTCAAATTGCATTGCGAGGCGCTGATAACGAAGACTCACTTCGTGGAGTAAGTCTAAGTTCACTCGTTGTTGACGAAGCTGCCTACGTTAAAAAGTCTGCATGGGAAATGGTACTAAGGCCGGCATTGTCTGACCAGGGCGGCCCAGCATGGTTTATCACGACGCCTGCCGGATTAAATTGGTTTCACGATCTGTGGGAGCAAGCCAAAGATCAAACAGACTGGCGCACGTTTTCTTTTACAACCCTTGAAGGCGGCAACGTGCCTAAAGCGGAAGTGGAGGCAGCGAAACGAACCCTCGATGAAAGAACATTTCGCCAAGAGTACTTGGCTTCGTTCGAAACACTTTCTGGTCGTGTCTATCCAGGCTTTACAGATGAAAACATAAGCGATGATGCCAGCGACACAGGAGGCGCTATTTATTGGGGAACTGACTTTAACGTCAGCATCATGGCCGGAGTTTTAGGCAGCAGAGTTGGCGACACGCTGCACATTTGGGATGAATTGGCAGTGCAGCAATCAAACACAGACGAGGTTTGCGCGATGCTTAAGCAACGATTCCCAGACCGCAAAATTATTGCTTATCCAGATCCAACGGGATCAGCCAGAAAAACTTCGTCGGCTGGAAAAACAGACCATGACATAATCAGGCGGTTTGGATTTGGCTGTGTGAGCCCTAGGGCTCCTTGGGCCGTAAAAGACAAAATCAATGCAACAAACTGGATGATTAAAACAGCTGAAGGCCAAATGCGCCTTTTTGTGCACCCGCGTTGTAAGCACACGATAAAAGCTTTAAAAAACGTGACTTATAAGCAAGGTGCTGAAGATTACGTGATTGACAAAACAGCCAACATTGAGCACTGGACGGATGGGCTTGGATACTTAATTTTAAGCGAGTTTAACCCGTTGTATGAACGTGCTGGACAGGGCACTGGCATTAGGCTCTACTAAACTGTGGTATCGGGCGGATTTAACTGTGTATTCAGGCTTTTCTGGTGGTCGCCAACGTGTTGGCAACGTCACTCAGGTGAACGACCCCAGTACGGCTTGGGTTAATCAAGAACCGCATTGGGGATTAATCGAACATTTACTTGGTGGTACATACAAGATCAGAAAAGGCCACCGCAAATTTTTACCTCAAGAACCGAGAGAATTAGACGAGTCTTATGACAACAGACTGCAGCGTTCTGTTTTAGCGCCTTATTACATCAGGCTAGAGCGCATGTTGGCTGGCATGTTGACGCGTAAGCCAGTCAGGCTTGACGATGTTTCTGATCAAATCCGCGAACAACTATTCGACGTTGATTTGCAGGGCAATGATCTGCAGACGTGGCTTTACAACACATCGCGCCTTTGCATCCGTTACGGCCACGTTGGTGTTCTTGTTGATGCACCAAAATCTGGCGATAATGGCCGCCCTTACTGGATTTCATACACGCCGAGGGACGTGCTCGGCTTCAGAACTGAATTAGCTGATGGGAAACAGAAGCTGACGCAACTTCGATTGTTTGAAAAGGTTGTAGTGCCCGATGGCTTGTACGGCGAAAAGCAAGTCGAGCAAGTACGTGTCTTAACCCCTGGCGCATTTGAGATCTTTCAAAAAGATCAAAAAGGTGACTTTCGTGTTGTTGACGAAGGCACAACAAGCTTGAGCGAGATCCCGTTCAGCGTTGCTTATTCCAACCGGATTGGCGTTTTGGAATCGTTCCCACCCTTAGCTGATATTGCAGAGCTAAATCTGCAGCATTATCAAGTGCAGTCAGACCTTGGAAATCAGTTGCACATCAGTGCAGTACCGATGCTTGCGTTGTTTGGCTTTCCCGCATCAGCAGAGGAAGTTAGCGCAGGGCCAGGAGAAGCAATTTCATTGCCAGAAGGTGCGTCTGCAAGCTATATCGAACCGGCTGGCAACAGCTACGACGCGCAATTCCGCAGGCTTGATCAGATTGTTCAGCAGATCAACGAGCTTGGACTTGCTGCTGTGATGGGTGCAAAGCTCAGCGCAGAAACTGCCGAGTCAAAGCGGATTGACCGCAGTCAAGGTGACAGCACAATGATGGTAGTGGCGCAGCAAATGCAAGACCTAATCGACAACTGTTTGCGGTTCCATGCTGATTACTTGCAGGAGTCACAAGCTGGCAGCAGCCTTGTCAATCGTGACTTTATGGGCGCAAGGCTTGAGCCACAAGAGATTCAAGCGTTGTTGCAGCTTTACACCGCTGGCACGGTGACGCAAGAGACGCTATTGCTGCAGCTTGAAGCGGGCGAAGTGCTTGGTGATGAT